GTCGATTAAAGCAAAGTCATTGCTTTTAACAGTTTCTTGAAGGCGGGATAAGTTATTTGTTAAAGATTTAATGCCCCTACTTGCGTTGGAAACATCGGCACTAATTTTTAATTCTAATGTATCATAACTAATAGCCATAACCTATCCCTCCCTCTTTTTAGATTTCTTTTCAAGAATTTCTTTCAAGGTTAATAAACGTTTTTGTCGTCGGGTTTCATCACGTTCATCGATTTCATCTTGCGATAAGGCAAGTGGTTCGCTTAAATATGGTGCGGGTTTTGTTCCCTTTTTAGCAAATGCGTGTAAGACCGGCGAAACGCTACACAATGCTATATAAGTGTAATAACCTTGTAGCCATAGTTTTTCATTATCGATTTTTTGCCGTATTTCGTGGGCTTTAAGCGTTTGTTTTGCGATGTCTGGGTCATTATACCAAAAGTCATCGTAAGACACGCCTATCGCCATAAAATAAGGGCAAGCGTCGTTAAATACTTCTTCTATGGTCTTTTTAGGTTTAAGGGGAGAAGTTTTTAACACTTCTCCCACTTGAAGTTTTTTGATTGTTTCTTATCGCTACCACTTAAAGACATCATAGCAACGCCATAAAGTTCGACAAGTGCTTTGATAAGTTCGTCGCCACGTTCGATTTGGTCGGCGATGGCGTCGATTTCATCATTACTTAAACTTGGGTTGTGCATATAGAACGCACCACGAACAAGTAAAGTAATCATTGTTGCCGGTTCTTGTTCAATTTTTTGAATATTGAAACCGGCTTTTTCCATTCTAACGATTGCGGAACGATTGAAAGCGAGTTTGTATTGCTTTCCGTCCTTTTCGTTTGTAATTAAGATACTACCCATTTATAGTTCCTCCCGTTAATAATTAAGCGCTTGCTTTTTCAATTTCGGTGGTTGGTGTGACGGTAATAGTCATTTCGCGGACTTCGTTCACGCCTTTGCCAACGATTGAAACGGACACATATCCTTTGAATTCAAATTTGCCTACCGAACCGGCTGGTGTTTCGGCGGTCACATCGTCGAACCAAACGGCGAGTTCTTGTTCTACGCCTTTAAGACCGGCTAATGTGTCAAATTCAGCGCTATCATAGTTAGCGGTAAAGGATAATTGTTCGCTTGATTGTAAACCTTCGATAAAGGTTCTTGCTTTGTTGCTTAATGTAGTTGTTTCAAGTGCCTCTGGAACACCGATTAAATCAGGATAATCTTTAATATCGCATAATTTGGTGTATGCGTTTCCCGACTTATGCATTAAGAAAGTGTTAATTGTTGATGTAGCCATTTTAACTACCTCCTATAAACTTTTAAGTCCTTACCGACAACCGCCTCATAACGGGCAATAATTCGATAAAGGGTTTCGTTTTGGTCTTGCATTGGTTGTGCGATAATACGCGTAAAGCCAATGCTTTTCATAAAGTTATCGGCGACCTCCAATAACCCGTATGCCTTACTCATTTTGGTATCGCCTTTCGCATAGACATTTATTTCGTAGGACATATTAGCAAAGTTTTCAATGTCTTTGCTATCACTACCACGTTCATAAACGCTATTTTCGATAAGTTCAATACTTACGAATGGGTAAGAACTTGGAATGTTTTTATAAACGCTTGATGTTTGAACCGCTTTATCAACGTTTTTAAGGGCGGTTGTAATGCGGTCAAAGATTTCATTAGCATTGTTAATCATTTGATTTTCAACCTCCCACTATTTAATTTGTTAATTGCGGTTTGTCTTGCGCGCCATAGACCACGAACGGGTTTTGTTCCTTGTGTCCAAACGACACCGGTTTTAACATTACCATTCCTATCGTGGACATTACTTTCGCGGTTGGCTCTTCTACCATTTGTTGTAGAACGAACCCAAAACATATTTTTGCCCATTGAACCATTGGCATATCTATGATAACGATATTCTCCTAATGGGTCAATTCCGCTTGGTCTTGGATATTTTTCTTCCAACCCACCGGCTTTGAAACCACGTGCGTTGATAAGTAATGTTTTGGTATAACCTTTTACGCGGTATGTCGCACCACTTGATGTTGTTGCGGTATGTTCGGGAACATATACATCAATTTCCTTAAAGGAATTAAATATGCCAGCACCGAATTCCGCAAACAACACTTGCTCCCCCGAACAACTAATTGTTGCCGTATTCCCAATAATCGTTCGGCTTACGGATACATAAGGGTTATCGCCACTTATATCCGGAATTGTCTTTATAAAGTTCTTTCTCGCATTAACCTCTATTTCTTGGCTAAATGCCTCTAACACTTTCGGCATAGTTGCTTTAACGTCATTAAGCAAATCTTTGCCAAGTTTTTCGGGTTTAATGTTCCAACTAACTTTCACGGTTAATCGTTCCTAACTTTTTTTAGCAATACTACTACCTCATTTATTGTGTCTTTAATGCGTTTAACACGATAATCATATAATGGTTGTCCGTCATCGCTATATTCCGGTTTCTTTTCAATGAAGAACACCGTATTTTCATCGAATTGTAATTTGGCGATTTTTTCATTAGTTAATACAAATGATTTATCGTATTCAATTACAACACCATTACTATCGATGTAAGATGAACCGGTAGCCCCGCTTATATGGGCGCTAAACTCAATTTCGTCGCTATAAACGATTGTGCTTTCGCCCGTCTTATATCCGTTGCTATCAACTACATCTTCTTTGCCCTTATAATTTAAGGCAATGAACTTTCTTTCATTCTTGATTAGGTTTCTCATAAAACACTCACATAAGGCACGACGTCGAATAAGATTTGCTCTTTTGTTCGCCAAGCCCTATCCACACCATTTTCTTTGTGTGTGGTTTGACCTTCCGCGCCTCTTTCGTTAAATAATACTATTGCTAATTCAATTTGTAGTTGTTCGTATTGAGGTTCGATTTCTTGGTCTAATGGATAGCCAAATGGAAATCGTTTTTTTAAAATGCTATCTTTTGCTTTGCGAAGGTAAACATTTAATGTTTTCGTGTCGAAATCATCGCCAAGTTCGATTTGCATTTGTTCGATTTTGTCGTCATTAGTCATAAATGTTTACCTCCGTATATTTAGCAAAGATTAAATGCCCGAAACTTCAAAGACGATACAGGCAAGTGGAATGTTCTTTAATGGTAAGGTGTTTCCATTACCATCATTGGCAAGTTCCCAAGAATTGGCTGTTTCAAGTTCGGCAACTGTTGGGGCATTTCCAGCCATTGAAGCCTGTTTGAATGAAATGCCGTATGGTTGCATAACGTAGCGTTCACGGGAAATTAACACATCTTGACCGCCATTTTTAAGTGCTTCACGTGTCATTTCAACTGGAACTTTGACAGGGAGTGGTTGGAATGTGAACGCATTTCTACCAAGTAAGTAAACAGGGTATGCTAATGTGCGTTCATAGTAATTGGCGATGTCAGCAACATCTGGTTGAGCAACCTTTGTGTAAACGCCTTCGCTTTCGGTGTAGTAAACTTTACCAGCAACGATTGCCACATCGGCTGTCTTGGCATAACTTTCGGTTGGAACAAGTGCGTCATCTTCGATAACGTCACGGCTATCCCATTGATAAATGCCTAAATCACGTTCAATACCACTCTTATCAATGAATTTAACGGCTTGGGCTAAATTTGCTTTGATAAGTGAGGAAAGAATTGTGGAGTGCATTGCAACGGCAACGATGTTGCGGGACTTATCGCCTTGTAAGGCAAGACCATCAACGATGTCGGCAACGGATAAAGAACCGAGTTGTTTTGTGACAATTTTTCCGGAAAGTGCGCTACCGAAGATACCTTTAAGAATTGAAATGAGAATGTCCTCGTGTCTTTCATCGAGATATTCGACTAATTGACTGGCGACTTCACTCATAAAGTCCTTACCGGTAATAGAAACTGTGAAATCTTTTTCGGTAAATGCACGAGCCCAACCACAAACCACAACACCTTGCTTGAATGTTGGTAATGTTCCGGTTGCAATATCGTGAGCACCGTCGTAGATTGTTTCGTTATTTGGTAAGCGTCCGGAGAAGTTGCGTTGCATATAGTTTCCGCCAACTCCGTCGGCAAGTGATTTAGCGAATGTTGGTTCTCCAACGAACACACCCGCTTTAATAAGGCGGTTTGTTCTTTCCGCCTCCACTGTTTCCATATATTTAAGGAACACAAGTGGGTTGAATTGTTTTGCGTCAAACATTGACATTTTGTTTTCCTCCTAATAAATAAGATTACTTTGTGATTTCATCAAATAGAGCAGGGTTTTTGGCTTGTAAATCGCATAATTGCTCATACGTATATTCGCCTTTTTTGAAACCTTCTCTTGTGAAACGTTTATTAGGGTCGCCACCACCATCAGGTGCTGGGTTATTTTTCATATATTGCTTTTTAAGTTCTTCATCGTGCGCTTTAAGGAACTCGGCGTGGAATTCACTAACGTCTTTTCCCTCAATTTCGCCCTCTGCTACTTTTTTAGCAACATCTTCGCTATAACCTAATTTCAAGTATTTTGCGGTTTTTTCGCTAACCGATTTGTCTTTTTTAAGGGTAGCAATTTCATCAATCATTTGTTGATATTCTTGCGCCTTTTTTTCCTCGTCGGTCATACGGTCTTGTTCCTTCTTTTTTAAGTCGGCAACTTCGCTCGCATACTTGTCCATTAACGATTTGTTGTGTTTGGCTTCATTTTCAAATTTAGATTTTTCGGCTGTCAATTCGCCTTTCATTTTGGAAAGTGCCTCAACAACTTGTTCGTCGGTCATTCCTTCGGTGTAGGTTAAACCTAATTTTTCAATTTGCTCTTTTGTCATAAGAACTAAAACCTCCGCGTTTTTTGGTAGGACTTCTCTGTCCTTTTGCGATTAGTTTTAATTGGTTTTCTCTAACCAATGTATTGTAAGTCGGCTAACGCCAACTCAATTACCCATTTCGTTTTTGGATAAGCACTTACGCTTAACCTCGATAATCACTACTTTGTCGCGTTCACGTTTTACGATAACCTCGTTTCCGTGATTGATGATTTCGCACATTTCGTTAATCATCGTTAAGGAGAAGTCACTCGGTTTTACCATTTTCGTTCTCCTCTTGTGGTTGCTTATTTTTCAATAATTC